AATTTTGTTTGCTTCGCCTGGGACGTGTGCCTGAAAAGCTTATTTAACAACTCTGAGTCTGTGTGTTTTTTGCAGTTTTGACCATAGCTTATTCATCATATCCGTGTATTCACTGTCATCCGCTTCTGTATCGGTTTTTCCTCTAACATACTTATTGAAAATATTTTTAAGTATTTCAACTCTTTCTTTATTCATATTGGCAATTTCAACTCTTTCTTTCAGTGGCAACTCAGAAATGATCTCCTCAATGATTTCATCTACAGGGGACAACTCACTGTTTATATCTTTTAAATCAGGTTTATCCGACATTAAATATTTCATTAAATATTTCCCGTTACAAAAAAAGCCGGAGATGCCCCCGGCTTTAAAGTACTGAATTGGTTGTGGTCGGGGCGAGAGGATTTGAACCTCCGACTTCCTGCTCCCAAAGCATTGTACTATGGGTTTAAAATACATAACTATTTAATATTGTTAGTTTTTTATTTTCGGGTTTGTCTATATTTTAGTTGATTGACCTTGTTTTAGTTGACGGATGGTTGACGGATTTTAGCTTTTGTAACTATCAATAACAAAATTATTATGAGATTGCAATCAACAATCCATTTTGCCAAATTTAAAAAATGATCTGTTTTTTATTGTCTTTTATCTTTTTTCCAAACTTTAGATATCTGCTGTGGGCCAAAGTAGATGGCGGCCACTCCCATAACGAGCCCTGTAAGGGTACCAGCGACTTCAAATATGAATTTTGAATATTCTGCGTCAAATCTATACACAGTCACGCCGGCCAGAAGGAGGAAGAAATAAACCTTGAACGTCATCTTGGCCAATTCTCGCCGGGCCTTGCTTTGTTCTGTGTTTTCGTTAGCTATAACTTCCCAAAATTTTAGAAGAGTGGCTGAACCCTTTTGCCTTGCATCAGCTTTTTCCTCGTCTGTATACCAAAGTTTATCAAGGCCGGACATAACTCCAGTGGTAATTTTATCACCTATGTCAAGTGCTTTGTCTATAGACTTTGGAGCTGCAAACAATGCTTTTATTCCTGTAAAAAATGCCATATCTTATCTTCCTTTAATTGCTCTTGAAAATTTGTATTATAGCATAGCCGATCATGCTTAATACCATCACGATTCCACCGCCCACTGACGCCTGAAAGCGCAGGCTGTTTGGCGATGGTATGCTTTTGAAATGCTGTTCATGCAGGGCCACTTTTGTAACAAGGCCAGGCTTGCCGTTGCCGTTTAGGATTTTATATATATTTGTTGTTGTGTTTTCTATTGAATTTAAGCGCCTTTCAATTTCATCGCTTTTCAGTCTTCTTTCAGGTCCCATATCAATATCACCCGTCCTTTCATTCAACAGTTACTGTCAGTTTTACCAGAAATTTCTTAGGAGTTGTGGTGTTTGGCAGCATTTCGTTGCATGTTGTCCATATTTTTATTGTGTATTCACCTGTTTCGTAGGCAATAACCCCGAACGTTATGTATCCGGCGGCATCATCGCTGCCTCCTGCAAAATCAGATGTTACCTCTTCATCATTGTCGTTATATATTTCAAACGTATATGTATCAATTGTATCGCCGTCCAGCTCAGGATTGAGGTTTAATCTGTATGCAACATCCTCACCTTTTTCTATCTTGAATTCATCATCAGGATTTACATTTAACGCCATTTTTAGCTGCCTTTCATTTCATTAATTTATTAAACTACTGTAAATTCTTTTGTCCTGGGAACTACTGTAAATTCTTTTGTCCTGGGAACTACTGTAAATGCTACCCTGACATGTGCTGACGCAAGGCCGGACATTGCATCGGATGCTGAGATCGTGCAAACTATGGAAACAATCCCTTGATCTACATAAAACTGGAAGTCAGATGCAGTAAATGAAGATGTTATCTGTATGCTTAAGGCATCTTTGTATGCCTGGATGCCAGCGACTGAGATAGTTGCCGCTATTGGTATTGTGCGATTTCGCTCATTGTATGACAGCAGGTCTGTTTCCGAGACTGTTGTCGTGATGCCTATTAGCAGTTTTTCTATAAATCCCTGGATGTCTGTGGATGAGATCGTCGAGGTGATAGGGATTTGCAGGTTCAGATCTTTGTATGCCTGAACGTCTGTGCCTGCGATGGTTGAGGCGATCAGTATGTTTACGATGTCTTTATATGTCTGGAGGTTTGAAACGGATATGGTCGCAGCTATTGGTATGGTTCTGTTTCGCTCATTGTATGAAAGCAGGTCTGTTTCTGAGACCGTGGATGTTATAGCGATAAGCAAATCTTCAATAAATCCCTGGATGTCTGTGGCCAAGATTGTTGAGGTAATAAAGACTTGTTTATCTGTTTCTTTGTATGCCTGAATATCTGATGCAGTAATGACAGAAGAAATTTCAATTAGTTTTTGCAGGTCTTTGTAGGCCTGGAGGTCAGACCCCTGAATTGTGGAAACTATTTCAATCAGCTTTTGCAGGTCTTTGTAGGCCTGGAGGTCAGACCCCTGAATTGTGGAAACTATTTCAATCAGCTTTTGCAGGTCTTTGTAGGCCTGGAAATCGGTTGCTGATACGGTCGATATTATAGATATGAGCTTATTGGTTTCATCTATGTTGACGACTGTCGGAAAAGAATAAATCGGCCTGCTTACTCGCTGATACAAAGCTAAAGGCTGTTCATTAATTTTATCAATTTGGTCAGCATTATGAAAAGCATCTCTAGAAACATATATAGTTTCTATAGCACCATTAAAATTTTCAGCGCCACTTGTTGCGCAGCCCACAACCAAGTTGGCGTTATTGCTGAAATCGTCAGAATAGCTAATCTGACCGGATTCGACGTAAAAATCCGGTTCGCCGTTTATGTAAATTTCATATTGTTCAGATGACAAATTTCTTTGAACTACTATGTTGTGCCAACCAAGCCCTATCGTTCCGGTACTCCATACGTACCATCTGCCTTCGGCCTCAGTTCTATGGCCCACATAGATAATATTTGTATCCGCGATCCGCAGCCAATAACTCGATGGGAATCCGGCGTCCCATTTCGACAATACCGTTTCGTAGACATTGCTTATTGCATGTCGCTTAAAACGAACAAAACAACTAAATTCCCCATTGCCGAAATCGAAATCACCATTGCCTTCCCCAAAATTTATTTTAGCAGCAGAGTTTGCAAAATCAAGACTCCCATCCTGGTATTGTGCGAGGGAGTTAATTCCATTATTTCTTTTTCCAGAATAATCAAGCGCAGGCAAACCCCAAAAGGATGGAACTGCCAGCACGATACTATCTGGATTAACTCTATAAATTTTCTCAGCATTCTTCTTAACAGCATATTGGATATCCTGGAAAGAGCCCCAGCGCTGTATTTTTTGCTGTGAAGCCATTTATGATGCTACCTGATCGGAGTTAGTTTTGATTTTAAGAATATTGCCGGTTGCCGCAAAGGCAGCCTCCGTTTTGTTTTTTAAAACTGGTGTATATTTTAATTCCTGGAGACATTCTTTACAAACAATTGCCGCTCGGTGGGTTGCATTGGTTTTTTGGATATCGAATGTTCCTATATGAGCGCTCCCCGGGGGAAGATCGGTTGTTGAGGCATCTGTACCTGTGTCACAGTAGTTAGTTGCATCTATTGAGGGCACAAGGTATAGCTCCACTGTTGGACTCACCTCAGCCGATAAATCAACTGTATTCAAGTACAGTTCAGCCGCAACATTATGATGTTTTTTGGTCGTGTTGTCCAAAATTACGGCCCCAACATTTATGGCACCATCCGCTAAAGCATTCAGATCTGTGCTCATATAGGTGTCAAGGCTTGACCATCCGCTAAAAAGTATATCTCCGGCTGCCATTATACATCTCCTTTAGTTTTCAATTCCTGTAATTTTAATATGATCGATTACTTCCTGCCTGGCTGATCCCAGGTTGTGATTTATTTTCAATACCTCACAAACAAAACTGCTCATGCTGTCAAGCGGGTGTGTTATATCTATTATATCACCGGGCTCTGTTTCCATATTGTCAAGAAATACTGCAAAGCGGGGCATCTTGCGGATGACGGAATGGTATGACATGAGGAACGTTCCTACATCCAGCGCCATTGCGTCTGAGGTAATGGCGTCGAAAAGGAACATGTTTTTAGTCCCCCTCCATTCTTTTTGACCATATCTGGTTATAGATGTGGCATCTGTGAATTGTTTGACCGCAAAACAATCTTCAGGATTGTCCGTTTCTTTACTGTGATCAAGATCGTAGTGTAGGTTAAACAAATTTAACAAATCGACAGTCGAGCTGCGCTGGATGGACATTGAATCTTTCTTGATTTCGTTTTTTATAATGCTGTGGCCGCTAGCTTGTGATAGTTGGCGGACTATAAGCTTTGCCTTGCCATATGGACTCACAAAAAATCGGGACCGGCATTGCAGGGCAAGACTCATGAATAGATCTTCGGCCAGGATCGGGGAGCTGATGACCAGGGCAAACTTGTATGCGTTTGTTGAGTAGAATGTGCCTGCGGATGTAAATGTGATGGTGTCAATATCACCCGATGGTGCGCTCAGAACTGATTGCCATAGATGTTTCAACACATGGTCTGGCCTTTCGATTAGGGCATTCGGTGTGCCGGTGTATGTGCCTGAGCCATCGTCCTGGATTGCGTCAATGTCTGCGGTTACTGCACCAATTAACGTATCTGCTACCGAATTTCCTGAAATAGATGAATCAAATTGATCTGTGTAGCAGGATTGTATTGCTGATGTAATAACAAAACCTTCACCCTCTCGGAAGCCGGATATAAAAGACGGGGTTTTGGTAATAGATGTTTGCCATGACGATTTTTTTATTTTTATAGTATTTGGACGAAATTGCACATAATCAGACCCTCCATTTGTTTCCCAGGCAACTGCTTTTCCATCTATTTCTAACCGTCGATATGTACTAGGCAGCCTGGCGGTTCCCCATATATTCCGCTCCCACAATATCGTAATCGTAATATCAGATAAATTGCCAGGTGGGGCAGATGGAAATATAATTGTAGAGCTCGTATCACAGGCGCTTTCAGATGTAATTTTACCGACCGGCAAATTGGTTGCAGCCAAAGATGTCAACTTCCCGCGCTGATCTTGTTCGCTTACCGTCGCTTTGCAATTTACTACTGCTTTTGTAATCGCAAATGCAATCCCTGTTCCATCTGCGCTCCGCCATGTTTTTGTCTTCGTAGCGCTGGTCGGCCATGATGCTTTTTTAACTTCTATCGAACTGACAAATTGCACAAACGCAGGAGAATCGTCTTCATTATATGCTGCAATCAACACACCATCCAAGAAGAAATGCATATTGCCTGTTGGCATACCAAACTGCCTGAATTCAAAATCATATTCAACGTAAATGTCGCTCAACGTGCCGCTAGGTGCGGCTGTAAATGTAATGGTAGTAGAATCATCATAATTAAGCAGCCCGCCATCGTGCCTACAGCCTAACGCGTGCCCTATGGGTAGATTAGTTGCATCTCTGGCAATATCGGTTTCAGCTTCTATATCAAGCCTTACCTCTTTTTTAAGTGCCGGCAGATCATCAAACGCAATAATTGCTTTGCCAGGGTAACTCGCGTGTTCGTTGCCGGTCTGGCCTGTATATGTAGTAAATCCGGCCAGGCATCGCACATCTGCGGCATAGGTTGTATTGATGGATTTTACAGCACAACCCATGCCGTATATATATTCGGATTGTACCTGCCATGCTGCCGCTCCGTTTATGTGCTCGACTGCTACAGTCCCATTCGCACCACGTGTACAGCCAGTTAACTCATTAGATGCGTTGCCTGTATATGCAATTTCTTCCGCATCTATTTTTATGGTACCGGTGGCATCCAGTATTGAGCTATCTGTTAATTTGATTGTTGTTATAGCAGCCGTGATGTCATCTGCCAAGGTTGTCAGTCCGCCGGCGTCCAGCGCCCTGAATGGTACTTTTTTTGTCTGTCCATACGCCAGGCTTAACATTTTCCCGATATCATCAGGATCTGCATGAGGATAATCGGCTAAGGTTATGACAAGATCTTCACCTATCATCTTGTTGTATTTGGCAAAAATCCCGCGCACTGTGATGCGGCATTCGTATTCATCCCATACCAAAGAGCTTGCTATCGTGCCTTTAAAAAAAATCTCTTTTTCAGAATATAACAGACCGGCAAACCACTGGTATAATTCTACTGTGATATTTTCCGGTGGATCTGCGGATGTGAAGTTGTCGGAAAATGGCGTAGATTCTGTGTTGATAATTGTAAGCTGTAAATCACAGATCTCGATTGAGCCTAATACACCGGAACCAGGTGTCTGCTTTATGGAGCTGTCAATAAAGCCCCATTCTTTTATCAGTCCTGAGTGCAAATTTCCCCCTGACGGGGTAACGTCTCTGTCCGACAAATACGCAGGCGTTGAAAAGTTAAACGTCAGCAGATTTATAGGAGCTGAGCCTCGTTTGTTTTTTTCGGTTATAAAATTTGCGTTTAAAGATCGCATGTTTTTTTATTTAAATTTATGAAATTGAACCTACCGCTCGAAAATAAACAGGATACGTTGAACCACCTAATTTCACCTGCCATCGACCTGCGGTTGCCGACACTATTAAACGGACTTCTATCGGTAAAGTAATTGCTGTATTGCATATTCCGGCCTCTTTTTTATAGATCTCCGTCCCACCCGTTAAAGGGCCTGCCGAACCCGTAGCCAAATCAGTCCACGTCCCGCCTGATTGTTTGTATTGCCATTTATATGTTAAAGTATCGCTCGTTGCAGATGCCACGTTTTCAAAAACCGTAGAAATGTAATATTCCAGGTAACTTGTGATTCCTTGATGACCAGGATCTAAAATTGATACAAAAATTTGCGTATCCGTAAAAGGAGTATATAAATCCTCAGAGATATAGGGCGGGCCAGCCAAAAGAATTTTTACGTTTTTTAACTCCTCTGCAAAACTAAAACTTACACTCATATCTCCTCCCTAAGCCGTATTGTTCCTGAATAATAACTAACAGCTATGTTTGTTAATGGATTTATAGTATCCAACAATCTTACCGTATGATTATTAGAATCTTCATCCGTGTATGTGAAAGTATTCTTTGGGCCTACAGCGATGTTTAACAGCCAATTATTAAAATTATCAAAATCGGTTTGAGATAATCTATCAAAAACCAGGTTAACAAGTTGCTCTTGTATGCCTTTGTCGTATGCATAGAGCTGCTTGCCGTCTGAGTACCCGACTACTACGTTCACCTGCGACGGGTCGCTCAGCGGATAACTGCGGCCTTTGCTGAAGGTGAAAGTGTTAACTCCCTGTGTGAATATTATATTAGGCATAATTTACAGATCTGAGTTCAGGAATAATCTTTTCCCGTACAATATAACGCCAATCTTGAGCGCTTTGCAGGTTTGTACTTGCAGGAATATTCAGATGTATATCTCCAATTTTAGTATTATTATTATTATTATGAATTGTTTGTGATGAACCTGAAGACGTGAGCCCTGTTCCACCATAATACTGCCGCAACAATCCAATTTCTATATCAGCAGTAATCCGTCTTTTATCAATCATCGATTGATATGCGTTTATATCTTCTTTCATAGCGCGCTGAGCGAACCCCGCTCCCGGTGACCCAGGGTTTATAGATTGTATGGAATATACAGTTTTGGCCATCACTTTAAAAATATTAGAAATGTAGGAGTTTACACGCGCTTCAACGCTGTCGATAGCAGTAATTAAAGGAGATGTGTCAATGGTTAAAGCAGGTACAATATTTTCAATACTCGCTGCAGTCGATGCCCATTTGTCCTCTATACTCTGCATCGCATTAGACATGGACGTTTCACCGGTGCCAGATCCTACGCCCGTAAAATCAGTAACCGCAGTGGTCTTTTGTTTATTGATAGCAGCACTATAGTCAGTGCTGAGCTTTAACATTTCGGAAATTTTGTCGGATAACGGCTTTGCTGTTGAACCTTTGCCAATAAATTCTGTGACTATTTTTATCGGTTTAGCGACAAGGTTTTTAATCTTGGTTACAAATGCACTTATTTTGTTATACGCTTTTTCAAAAAAGCCTACAATCTGGGCTGCTACAATGCCGATATTCTTTCCAAGCGCCACAAAAGCTTTAATCAGGAAATTGACACAGGATATAATAGCCTTGATGCTCTTGATAATATGATCGTTCGCCTTTTCCCATTCTTTTATTTTTGCGACCAGATATTTTATTTTTTCCAAGCCCCTTTGAATCCAGTCGCTTAGCTTTATAGTAATGAGCTCTCTGTTTTTTTCCAGCCAGGTGGAAGTTTTCTCGATCATATCCTTGACCGTTGGAGCCAGTTTTTCGCCTATTAAAATTACTTGCTTGCCAACAGTATTTTTAAATGTCTCCCATATGGCATTGAGGGTTTTTTTATAATCTTTCCACGCCTTGTCCACTGCACCGGTTTTGTTTTTTTGCTCTTCCAGGTTCTGGTTGTAAGTTTGCATCTGATTTGCTGAAACACTTAGGAAGCCGAGATATGCCTCTGTTGAGCCAAGTAATTTTTTTGTTGCTTCAGCATTGCCGCCTGTGGCCTGTGCAATCATGCGCATAACTCCGCCAAACCCGACCTGCTTAATAGCTTCCTGTATGCCGCCGTACTTGCTTAATAGTAATGACATGTCTTTTGTAGGTGCTATAAGCGAGTTCATCACGGCCTTATACTGGGTTGCAGCCTTTTCAGTGCCGCCACTCTGGAGTGTAACTGCAGCAAATGCAGCTCCCATTTCATCTAGGCTGATTCCCAGGGCTGCGGATGATGAAGAAATTTCACCTATGATAGGGATAAGGCCGCCCACTGTTGTCTTGCCTGTCTTTTCCATTGTTTGCATTGCATCGGCTGCCCCTATTGATGATGTTTTAAATGCATCCATGACAGATGACAGGCCAACAATTACTGTGCCTTGTTCGGCATGGGCTGTTTTGGCCAGCTTTGAGGCTGTGGTTAGGGCATTAATTTGGTTTGCCGCGCCTTTGACGCCTGCGGAAATTACCTGGTAATATCCTCTGACAAGTTCTGTGGAACTGCCCAGGCTGGCAGGTAGCTTCATGATCTTTTTCTGTATTGAATCAAAGCTCTCATCCGTGACTTTGCCCATATCAGCAAGGGCAGATTCAAAGGTTGCAAACTCGGTCAAGACTTTTGTAATGCCCCATCCCGCAAGCGCACCCATGGCCATGGTTTTGAGACTCAGCAAGCCCTTGCCTACCATTTTAACGGCACCGCCAAGACCTTTTGTGAATTTCGCAGATAACCGCTTGACGTGACCGATTGATTTGTCGGTCATTTTTTTTACGCTATTGACAGTATCCCTGGAAAATTTTCTGACAACCACGGAACCTTTGTCATTAACTTCGAGGGCTATTGATAGGGACATGTCGCTCCTTCGTCGCTACGGTTAAAATCGGTTAACGGTAGGGGCACGATGCATCGTGCCCCTATGAATCCTTTTGGTTCTGAAATTCGGTTACAATATTATCTATGATAGAGAGTTTGTGCATTAATTCCTCTGCCTCGAATTTTGTGAGTTCAAGATCTGTCAACTTGAACACCAGGCTGGAGCCGAATGCTTTTATGTCGTGCCAGAGATCCAGGGCGGTCTGGTTTTCCGGTAAGAGTTCTATGGCATTGATCGGACAATTTCCTTTTTCCTCGCATGGCGGCTGCCTTTCATCATCTTCGTAGTCTTTACGGCATCCCTCGCATGATATTTTATATGTGAGGCTCCACGCGAGGAATGCTTTTAGTTTTTTTCCGTGTCCTCGGATCCTGACAATTCGTGTGATGGTGCGCCGGCGAGTTCCAGGATCTCGGTGAGGACATCTTCAGGGATCGCTGTGATCAGATCCGGATCAAATGTTATTTCCTCTCCTGATTTTTGAACATTTTTCCAGCCAGTGATGATATAACGCAACATTTCCTCGGTTATGGCATTCCAGTCTGCTTTGCCGCGTTTAGTGTGTCGTTTTACAATCACCCCGCGCTTCAGTGTGGTAATGCGCCTGTAAAATATCTTTGAGCCTTCAATTTCGTATGTAAGTTTTTCATCGTTATCTATAATCTGTATGGGCATGTCGCTCCTTCGTCATTATCTATGATAGTTTCAGTATAAAAGATACGGTCAGGCTTTCACCGTTACCTACTGTTCTGGCTTGCGATAGATCAGCATAGGCGATCAATGTATCAGTTGAATTCAGGGTTGCTTCGAGCACAACTATATCTGCCGTTGTCCAGTCAGCTCCGGTTGCAGTAAATACGCAATCTTTTGATGTCACTTTCCAGTCAGGATCATCGAAAGCTGCTGTCCAGTCAACAGCATCATGGGCCACTGCCACTTCGGCATAACCGGTACCTGTTATGACCGTGTATGTGGTAGCTGTTTCAAGAATAGTGTCATCTTCGACAAGATTGACCTTGAAACCGCTTGGAATTGAAGTTGCAACGCCCTGCACCCAACCCTTGAGCATATGCTCTTCACCTGCATCAATCAGCGCAGCGGCATTTTCATAAATAACGTTGCCGTCTTTGTCTCGATGTATAACCTTCACATAGCCCAACAAGCCTTTGTCTTTATTCTTTTCTGCGACGCTCATATGGCCAGGGAAGCCTAGTAAGTGCGGAAAAATCTTCTTATTCATTTGTTTATCTCCTTTTTTATGCCATCGGATTTATACTTAAATTGTTTTGTATCTGCACCAATAGTTCTTTGCTTGCCTGTGATGGAAAACCGTATGGAGCTGCCGCCGGTAACTCGCATGTAAATTCGTGAGTAACTGTTAGCATGCCCGGCCCGCTCAATAGTGCAGAAACATTGTCGAACTTGAGCGTGGGCAGCCAGATCCATAGCGAGTTGTAATATCCGGTTGATCCAATTTCAGAGCCGACAAATTTCAGCAAAGCCATCTGTGCTGTCTGGTCATCAAAATGGTCAAGAAACGCATCGCTTTCGTATCGTGGAAAAGTGAATGAGCCTGTAATTAGACGCTTTCCTTGACGCCTGGGCTCTGCAATATAGAGTCCTGACAGGCTGTCTTTTTCAATTTTGAGATTATTATCAAGCCTGATTTCAAATTCCGATATGCCCACGGCGTCTGCACCTGTGAGAGCTGCCGAGTCTGAATAATCGTCAATCCACAGCTCCATGTCCTGGAACAGCACTGATCCCCAGTCGCTATTCGGGATTGTCCAGGAGGCTGAAGATGTGTTTGTCGATGAAGAGCGATCAAGATTATAAGGAATGAGATCAAGCTCAATGCGGATGCCCTTTGAATTTCCCTTGATAGTCATTAAATTGACCATTGTCGAAATGTATTCCCAGATAGAGACCGCTTTATCAATACACAGTGTCCCGCGACGAATCTTTGAGGGCTCTTCGTGCAGGTGTTCGGCAAGTTCAAGGGTATGTTTATATACGCCGGTTGCAATTAATGCCGGGGATGTAGCTGTGTTTGAATAACCCAGGGCACTGCAAAGGATTGATTCAATGCCTCTGTACACGGCGTTGATTATTATCCCGCCTGACACTGATTTACTGAGAAGATCGCTGCTTCCGTATCCGGCTGCATCCATGATAATATTATCAAACTCTTTCGCAATTTCACGGGAAAGGGTTTCGGATATCAGCGGGATCTGAGCATCAGCGCCACAGGCAATTGGCGTACCATAATTACCTGTTTCTTTTTGCCATGCTGATTTTGACTTATAGCCGATACCGGTCATCGCCCCTCACTCCCCTGAACCTTCTGACCATATTCCTGATCAGCACTGGATCTATATTTGGGCAGGTTTTGTTTTGATTAAACTCACAGTGTCCAAAAATATCGTCTGCTTTGATGCCGATGCCGTGATCCCCAAACATAATAAGCAGATCAGGCAGAGCGACCAACAACTGCTGTGCTGTAAAGTTATGTCTGCCTATCAAACATATACCTATGCTGTCACTGTTATGACCTTTGCAGTGTGCGCCTATCACAGATAGGTTGCGGCCTTGCTGGATCATGCCGTCATGTTCAGGATCGTACTGATTGCCGTGAGCAATGACTCCATTACAGATTATGTAGTGATAGCCACAACCATTCCAGCCCCGCTCTCGGTGCCAACGGTCAATCAGAGCCACGTCTCCGAATTCCGAGCCGCTGCAATGTACTATAATTTTTTTTATGTCTGATAGTAATCTCATTTTTTATGCCAGCGGTGATGCACTGCGTCCGTTTGTCACATCGATCTCAAATTCTTCAGTCAGTGGCGTAAAGCTGGTTGAATCATTTCCTATGTCGAGACAGCATGTGCATTCAATGCTCTGACTGATCAGTCCCGGGCCGCTAACTGGTGCATCTGTTTTTTCGATTTTTATATCAGGGATATGGATGTCAAAAAGATAGTTTCCTCTGGTAAACTTCAGTTGTGCGTGAAGCGCTGTATCCGCTGCATGCCAGGCATGGTAGGTGTTTGCTTCGTAACGTGGTACCGTAAAATTAAATTTAACGTCCCGAAATCCATTGCGCACCGGTTCTAAAACTGTATTTGCACGGTTATCAAACTGATCTAATACCAGGTTGTTTGACAGGGACAGCTCAAACGAACTGAGTCCTGATTCAGATTCGCCTGACAAAACATCAGCCTGGGCCGCAATCTTGAATTCCAGATCAGTAAACATTATCTTTGAAACAGCATCCTCGGCAGTAAGTGCTGTCAGTATACTGGTTGTATTTGTAGCCGATGCCATATCAAGGGCTTTGGCGGCCCCGCTGAATTCAAAATCAAGAGGCTTGTTGCTTTCACCGCTGATCTTCATTGTGTCGATCTTGCAGCCTGCGTATTCCCAGACCGCCACTCCCTTGTACACAGCCATAGTAAGGGAATAATCAAGACTTTCGGCAAGAGAATACGTGTTGTCATACAAAGTGCCGTTAATTTGAGGGGTACCGGCTGCGCCCATCGCTATAGCAATCAGCAAATCAAGATCCTGATACGTCAGTTTACTGGGGATAGTAAACGGATGAAGTTTGTTGCCGGTGATGCTTGTTCCGCGGCCTGCATAACCTCGCAAAACTTCATCAGGATAGTTCTCTATTGTATCGCCAAATGATTCCGAAACAAACGGTATCGCCTCAGTCACTTCAAGTATAGTCCCGTAAACAGCTTCTTTGATTACTCCGATTCTGCCTGTAAATCCTTGTCCGATTGTCATAATTGCTCCTTAAACCGATTTATGGTCTTGTTTCTGTTTTTTGATATTCGTATGATATTATCTTTCTCTGCAAAACCAGATCTTCATCGTAACCGATTGTTTCTGACTGCGATTCAAGTTCGCCCGGGAATGCCGTTTCCATGCCTGTAATGTCTAATAACTCCTCATTCAAAGACTCATGCAGATCATCTGATATCTCTAAGACTCCGTGTGTTCGTGGAGAGTCCTGACCCATTACTGATATATCGCTGGGTTTCAGCAATTGCAGGATGCAGATATAAACCGTGTAATGTACTTCCCATTCGAGATTTGTTAGGCCGATACGTCTGACAGCTCCGTCTTTTATTGCAAGCGCCGGAAAATTAATGGTAAACGGTATTATATCAATATCAGGCGTGATGATTATATTTGAATCTGCAATATAACTGAGATCAACATCGTCTCTAAGATGCGTTCTGACTGCTGTGAGAAGTTCTTTCAAATTCTTTCTCCCCGCATTTTTTTGTGAAAATTATCTGACAGTCTCTGCATTGATATTCCTTCCCATCTCTGCCAGAACGGATCTATGACAGGACGTGCAGGGGTTTTGAAGGTTGTTGTGCCTTTGCGTAAGAAAAAGTGTTTCCGGAACCTGGATCGTTTTGCAACAAGGGCTCCTCTACGTGCAAGATATTCCCGCTGTGACTGTGATATTGAGGTAGAAAAACCTCGTTGCTGTTTTTCAAATATCCGCTTCCAGGAAGAGGATATTTTTTCATTCTTTGTATCAACCATCCCAACTTCAACCGTCATGTCTTTACCGGACATGTCAGCATTATAACGAATAGGAATCATTCCACCTGGCATTTTGCCTCGCTTGCCTTCCAAGCCTGTGTATGGTTTGCGATTGCTGAATTTTGCATTTAATCCTCGACGTGCAATTGATGACAGCCCTGGATAAGACTGGCCGCCGGGCGTTCCCTTGCGGATCTCTTTTTTCAGATCTCCTGAAAGCAGAAAACCTTCTCTTTTAAGCGCTGTGGACATGGATTTGCGAAGCTTTTTTGATTGATCATCGCCCCACTTTTCCAGGGTTTTTCCGGTTTTGAGGATGAGTGAAAACACTAAATTTTCCTTTTCCCAGATCTGCTGATTACCAGGCTCCAAATCCTTGCGTATGCCCCGCCGCCAAGGTTTTTTACCAGGTGCCAGGTTTCCGTGCCGATCAAAAACGTATCGCCTCGCAGCGGATTTGGAACATCTGAAACTTTGACTGTTAAAAGCATACTGTCACCTGCAGGCGGCACGTCCATTATTGATGGATCAATATCTTCAGGAATTGCTGCAATCGAACCAGCAGTCCCGCCATATGGTGTGTATGTGACAGTTTCAGCAAATTCATTTGTGTTAAAAAAAACATCGTCAAGATCTGCAAGCATGTCGGTTTTTAAGCTCATTGATTATTCCTCAATTCTCCATCCGGCATGTTTCCAGTTATCAATTTCATTCGGATGCACATCAGCCGTCACGGGCCCGGATTGTCCTGGTTTAAGTTCTCTAACCATGGGGATAGTTTCTATTTCCGCTGAGTTTTTATCTTTTTTATTCATTTTGCCTCCAATAAATCGTCATTAGGTAGGGGGCACGATGCATCGTGCCCCCTATCCCTGTATGGAAAACCGTCCCGATGCTATCCCAGCAATACGGCAATATGCTCGCTTTTTGCTGCCTTAACACCCCAGGCAACTGCAACCTCAATCAGCACTGCACGATAGACGCGATACATAGCGACCTGGAAGAATATGCCGCTTACCGGATCTTGAACGACAATAATATCATCAGCCGCATCGCCGCCTTCCGGCATTTTCGGGAGACGAGTCAATAGATGAATTGCCGAACGCGCAAAGGCCATATTGGCTGCAAAATTGTTGCCGATAGTAAGAGCAACATCGTCCGCAAGCGTGGCACAAAGACCTGGGTTGTTAAGAACTATATCCCCTCCTGAAAGGGCTGCCCCATTAATGTACTTATTGGTATCGCCAACCGCAGTGATAACATCACCGGCCAGGATAGTGCCCGAGCCGGTATCTACAGTGATCGCTGTATCACCGACTGCATAGTTATCACCATCATTTACCAGGTACCCAGTACCAGTGCCTTTTGTATGATTTGCGATTTTTGCGGATTCTCTGATCTGCATGCCGTGTATATCAAGCAAAATGCCGCGGCGGAGAGGATCTTCTGATGCCACCATGTGTGCCTGTGATTGCTTGCCTCTGATCTTTGCGCCTGCTGTAGTATTTATCACAAGTCTCAATTCCGAATCCGGCGCGCCGTTGTCCACAAGGATTTTCCTGGCCTCTGCAGCATCGGAAAAATCACCTGCAGTTGGAAAAGGAGTTGTACCAGCAGTACCATAAGCTCTGGATGCAGACTTATAAAGCAGGGTAAGATCGTTTTCCATTTCATTTGTGAGGGTACGAAAGGCCTGTGCGAACTTGTTGTTTTGAATTCCGGTTTTCGCTTCCCTGCCAATCGCGGTTTCATCCTCACCGGTCCAGTGAAACTTTACTCCGCGGACTTTGTTGATAGACATTGTTCCGGGGGCTACTGTTGTCGAATCAAGTGCCGGAACTGCGCTGTCAGGCGTAATATCATAGCCGGTCGCATCAGGTACGATATCATATGCAATATCCTGATCTTTAGCTGCTTCCTCGGCAGCCGTATTAATATAAACAGATGGAATCATGCCTACAGCTTCACGGCTGACTATATCTACGGAATCGTATATGTATTGAAACAAACCTGTAAGGGTATTTCCCATTTTTCAGTTCTCCTTTTTCGCTTAACTTTATTTTAGCTATTAGCAGCTATCTATTAGCTGAATGTATTATCTATTATTTATCTACTACTTTAAAACCAGCCTTGATATACGCTGCTTGATCGGCAGGGGTGAATTTATTAAATTCCGCCCGAGCCATTGTTTTTGGCTTAACCTCAGAAGATGGTACATGTGCAACCGAATCAATGCCATCCGCATCAAGCTGCGCCTGCATGTTTACTCTGAGAGCTTTTTCTGCCTGAAGAATCTGAACGGCTGCCTGTTCGCCGGATGTTTTGCCGTCAAACTTGAGGTCCTGAATCAGCGCTTCATGGCCTGGCATGGATTGCGCTTCAACAGATTGAATGCGCTCTCTTTCGGCCTTGGCACTCTCCTCTTGTACTTCGTCCTGAACTTTTATCATGCCTTTTTCGAGACCAGAGGCTTCACCTTCTGCCAGGCCTGTGGCATGCCCAACTGTTTTGCCTTCGTCGAAAATAGCTTGATAGAGATCAGGATATTTTGCTTTGAATTCTGTCATGTTCATAATTTGTTTTCTCCTTTTTTGAACGAACTGTTTAATATTGACAGCTCTCGTTCCATTTCTATTTCAGATTGTAACGCCGACAATCTGTTTATAGCCTGGTCAAACGTGGAAACACCATCCACTAAACCGGCTTTAATTGCCTGTTTGCCTATGAAAATTCTGCCGTCTGCCATATCTTTGAGCACTGTGTCAGGGCTTACACCCTTATGTTTTGCAACTTGCTCAACAAATATGGAATACAAATAATCAACCTGGTCCTGTATGCTCTGCTTTCCTTCTTTAGATAGCGGAGCATACTGTGAGGCAATGCGTTTATATTTTCCGGCATAGATTTCTGTTGTTTTGATTCCGACTTTCTTTTCATATTCCGAATATTCTCTGTGTCCGGCTACAACCCCGATAGAACCGATATGCACTGTATCACCGGACACATACATTTCATGCCCTGCCGAGCCTATCCAGTATGCTGCACTGGCAACCATGCCATCTGAATATGCAATAATCGGCTTTTTATCACGCCCGTCAAAGATAATGTCTGCAAGCTCTTGCGTTCCTTCAACTGTTCCGCCGGGTGAATCAATATCCAGCAAGATGCCGGTTATTTCAGGATTATCCATGGCGTTCTGTATGTCCTTACCAACCAATTGGGTAGAAACTCCGCCTGAAATTTTGGAAAACAAATTCATCTTTTTTGCGATTACTCCGTGGATTGGAATAATCGCTTTGTCGCCTAATACCTGGTAAGAAGGTTTTTCGTTTTTCAGGGGCCTGCCGATTTGGGCCTCAATGGCTTTGATGTCTATTTTGTCTCCGCGCAAATGAGTTCGGTAAATCTGCTGAATCTCAAACAGCTTTTCGGGCATAATCGCCCAGGGACTGGTTAGTACATCAATTATTCTCATCATCATCCTCTATGCTTTCTTGTTTACCCTGTATTAGTCTCTCTTCTCTTTTTTTCTCTACCGACAATAAGCCGTCTTTTTCACGGGCATTGTATTCTTTCACACTCTGCGGGTGCACCTTTTCCCAGTCCCTACCCATTTCAGCGGCTTCTATGGATAGGTTAGATGTACCGATATTCACCCTTAATTCCGCAGCTTTAATTTCTTTCAGTTCGTCGATCTGGCCTTTCGCAGGGCCTACCCACTCTGAATCGAGATATGCTTTTCGCATCATTGGATCAGACAAAAAGCCAGGGGCTGCGATACGGCCATTGATTACTGCTTCATACATCCAGACTTTGTAAATTTCCCGACAAAAATTATCAATCAGCCACTGCCGCTCTGAAAGAAAATATTTCCAGGCTTCGAGTAGGGCGGCCCTTGCTGCACTGTATGAAGCTGTAAAATGTTTGATGAGAATCTCGAATGGAAGCTCCAGAGCAACACCTATTTGTCGCAGGATAGACATTGTAAACGGGTCAAAAGTAGAATTTGGCCTGCCTGGGTTGGAATCGTGTATTTTTTCGCCTGGTGCAAGGCCAACGATAGCTCCGTTTGCGAGCTTGTAATCATCATCGGTTGTTGCTGATCCTGTTTCATCTGATGTGTCGGATAGATCAAATGTTGGATCACCTGATTCCGATTCGACGAACACCGTAAACATGCCACTTACAACGGCGGCCATAAGCTCTGCATCGGTATAGCGGCCCAGTTGCTTCAAGGGCTCAATTACAGCAGCCAGGTCAGGTACCCCTCTGCTTTGTCCAGGTCTGTCAATTGCAAATAAATGTATTACATTTCGCAAGCCAAGATTCTGGCCAAAGGCTAGGATAGTATCCCATTTCATTTTCAGGGGAGTTTTGATTGTCCCTGGATGGCTTTTCATTATGTGATATCGTATTGGTGCGCCGGATTTGTCTGTTTCAACTCCGCCGGCCATGGTTGCTGTATCGGCTGCATATGACGTGTTGCATATTCTATCTGCTTCAATTACCTGCAACCTGAGATCATAGGGCACGTGTTTACGTTTTTTGCGGGGCAACAAAATAAACACGTCACCGTTTTCCTTGGCCTGTCTGTAAACCAGCCGTACAATAGCGTTGCCTGTCATAGTGCGAGTGATGTCGCAATCTTTTGATTCCCAGAACAAGCACCATTCCCGTTCTGTTTTGGCCTCCCATGCATCTGCCTGCTTGTCGGAAAAATTCAGGACACTTCTATCAATCCGTGAGTGAAGTTTAAGGCCGGTACCGACAACATTTGTGACTTTTGTCTTTATCGCACCGGCGGCAAGCGCATTGTTACGAATAAGATCGCGTGAACGATTGCGAAGATCAGGGAGGTCGGGCAAAATGTCTGCATCAGCATCATGTTTGCGGGTGATCCATTCTTTTAATCCTCGCCGTGTTTTTGAGGCACCGGTATATCCGCCGGCAATTGCCATCATGGTACGTGCATGTAAACGCCTGGCAGCTTTGACAGGGCTAAAATAGGTTATAACCTGATCAATCAGGTTTGGTTTGACTTTAGGCATTCTGGGTTTTGAGATGACTTCCTTCATCCTGTAGGCGTTCCTCCGGTAACACGTATGCCGCCACGGGTGAGACGCTTGACCTGTTTGTCCCAAAAAATTATGTTGTCACGGATTTCCGCAGCATCGGCACGGGTTAATGATCTGCCGCTGACAGAATAGGATTGACCGCTTGCGACTGCATCGTCCGCAGCCATCCAGGCGGTTAGTTTTGATTCGGCTTGTTCGAGGGTGATTCCTGACATAAAAAACCCCATGTATGGTAGTAATTATTTTTAACTACACAATAACATGGGGTTTTAAAAAAAAACGGCAAAAAGACAATTCAGGGACAATTCAGGGACAATTCAGGGACAATTCAGGGACAATTCAGGGACAAGAAAGTTCTTGACAGCCTCTAATATCCCCCTGCATCGGATTGTTTTCTTCTTATTCTTAACATTTCTTTGCCTATCATCATGTCAATTCGCATTTGTACAGCGTATAGCCTGGCAACCGGATCAGGATGTCCTTCCGAATCCGCCAGGTTTTTCGCTGCTTCCAATATATCTTCAATAGTATTATTCATTCCGCCACTTCCGGGATTTCTCTCATGCCGCCTTTTGTTATGTCTTTAAAATACTGATCTATGTTTTCCTTGTGGGCATACCAGCGTCCGCCAATAACTCTAGCAGGAAATTTGTGCTGCTTGACAAAGCCGTAGAAAAGATTTTTGCTGGTAAATTTTGCATAGGCCATTATCTCATCACGGCCCTGCAAAAGGTTGTTATTAGCTTGCATAAATATTACTTTGCTGACCTTTCATCAAAAACACAAGGCTACCATCCTTGGTCCTAACGAATTAAGCTGACCTGCGGCGCAGTTTGCCGTCAGAGTCCAGCGACTGGTTATATTGCCTAATTATATTACAGCATTTACTGCAAGTTATACTATTTTCATCGAAACCTG